TATTTTGCGAGCAAGAGCTGATACAGCAAGTGCCTTAGATATTGCAGTTAGCTATCTCGAACAGACTTGATAGGAGGTAGGAACAATGGCACTTACTGATATTGATGCTGGACGGTTAGCTGATAACATTTTTAATGTTGTTGGTGCGAATAAAAACCGCATTATCAACGGTGATATGCGGATTGATCAACGGAATGCTGGGGCGAGTGTAACGCCAACAGCATCCGGTTACACCTTAGATAGATGGCGAGCTGGTGTAACTGATGCATCTTTATTTAGTGTTCAACGCTCGACAACAGCTCCAACAGGTTTTACAAATTCTTTGGTCTTTACCTCCCTGTCTGCTGACTCCGGTTCTGCAGGCGATCAATACGGTATTTCTCAGCGCATTGAGGGTTATCAGATCGGTGATTTGGCCTGGGGGACTGCCAATGCAAAAACAGTTACGTTGTCTTTCTGGGTTCGTTCCAGCCTAACTGGGACATTTGGAGGCTCTATTAGAAACAATTCGGTTAACCGCAGTTACGTTTTTACATATTCCATCGCAGCAGCAAATACTTGGGAATACAAGACAATAACAATTCCCGGTGACACTAGCGGCACTTGGGACACATCTACAAATATCGGAATTTTGCTTAATTTTGGATTAGGCGAAGGTAGCAGCGTTTCTGGAACTGCCGGTTCTTGGTCCAGCAATAACTACACTGGTGCTACCGGAGCTGTTCAAGTTACGGCTACTAATGGTGCTACTTGGTACATCACCGGCGTGCAACTCGAAGCTGGATCTGTTGCCACACCGTTTGAACACCGGAACTTTGGTGATGAGCTGGTAAGGTGCCAGAGGTATTGCCAAAGATACCAATCAGCCGCTGCTCCCAATGGTTCAATTGCTGCAGGAACTTGCGGCAGTTCATCGGTTGCTTATTTTTCTCTTATATTTGTAAATCAATTTAGAGCAAGTCCCGATATGACAATTAATAATCTTGGTAGCATCGCCAAAGAAGGTGTGGGTTGGTTTGCTAATACAGCAATAAATAGCATTGGAGCGCAGGTTAACAGTACTACATTGCAAACAAGCCAAACTAATAATAATATGGTTGCTTTAGATCCCACTAGAATTGGGTTAGGCCTAGATCTTTTATTCAGCGCAGAGATTTAGTTATGACTAATTATCAACTTTTGACCGACTATTTGGGTCAGCCTGTCAACACTGTTTTGAGGCTGGGCGGTAAGTACCCAGTATCCATTCCTTTCGATCCAGATAATACGAGTTATCAAGAATACCTCACCTGGCTGGCAGAGGGCAACGAACCGATCCCTGCCGACAACTCCGTCACCTGGGACACCATCCGTGAGAAGCGTGACCAGTTGATCAGAGACTCCGACTGGACAATGATCCCTGGAGCCACGGTCGATCAGGCTGCCTGGGCTGCATACCGCCAGGTTCTGCGTGATCTTCCTCAAACCTTTGCAGCTAAAGGCCCTGAATCCGTAATCTGGCCGAGCGCACCTTCTACCTCCGGTCCTAATACAACAGACGTAGAATAGTAATCACAGGAGAATAGAGACCATGGGTTATCTTGGTTTAACGCCAACTACTGCTCAGCAGACCTACTTAAATGTTGATGATATCAGTGGATCCTTTAATGGTTCAACGACATCATTCGCTCTGCTTGTCGGTGGCGTCGCTCCTTCTCCTTTCCCAGTAACAAACTCCTGTTTAATTTCAGTCGGTGGTGTTGTTCAACGCCCTGATGACAGCGGTACTGAAGGTTTCCGTATTAGCGGTGGCAATATTATCTTTAGCTCTGCTCCAGGTACTGGAGAAGATTTCTTCGGTGTTGTTTTAGCTGGTGCAGATTATTTAAACGTTGGTGCTAATTTCCCGGACGGTACAGTTGGTGTTCCGTCTATTACTTTCCAGGCAGATACTGACACTGGCATCTATCGTGGCGGTTCAGGTATTGTCTCGGTTGCGTCTAATGGTGTAGCTGCAGGTAGTTTTAGTTCAACTGGTTTTTCTGCTGTTGCAGGTACAGTCGGTGCGCCTGCTATCTCTACAATTACTGATACCAATACTGGAATTTATTTCCCTGCTGCTGATAATATCGGTTTTGTTAAAGGTGGTGTTGAAGCACTGCGTATTGATAGCTCTGGCAGAGTAGGGATTGGCGCTACTTCAGTTCAAGCGAAGTTCCACGTTTCCAACGGTGGCGCCCAAGGCTTAGAAACTGACTGGGATGGTTCCAGCTTTTGGTATTTGCAGGCTTACAACCGTTCATCTAGCAGCTACATTCCACTGCAAATCAATGGCAGCGATCTGAGATGGGGCATTAACGGCTCAGAAAAAGCCCGCATCGACAGCTCGGGTCGCCTGTTATTTGGCACGACTACTGCGCCTACTGTTGGGGACTCTCAGTACGCTTTAATTTCAATCCAGGGAAATACAACTGGTTCTACTGGTGACTCTTTTCTTTCGTTTAGGCGCGGTCAAACACCTGGAAACATTGCCTCTGGGGCTGGTTTAGGAACGATTGTCTTTGGAGCTAGTGACGGATCTCCTTATGCAACAATTAACGGAAATACCGATAGTACTGGTAATGGTGGAAGTAGCTACCCTGGTCGCCTCTCGTTTCATACAACTGCGTCAGGGACAACTACTCCGACGGAGCGGATGAGAATTAGGACTGATGGAAACGTTGGTATTGGCCAAAATGGCAATAGCATCGTAAGACTGGCAGTAAGTGGTCAATCAACAACTGGTTCAGATTACGCTTTGGCTGTCTATAATTCGTCTACTCAAGATCTTTTTGCCCTTCGAAATGATGGTCTAATTTATACAGGCACACGGACGGCTTCTCCTTACAACAATACTACAGGCGCTGCTTCTAACGTCTATGTTGATTCAAATGGCGCTCTTTATAGAAGCACGTCTTCAATCCGCTTCAAGACTGCCGTAGAAACGCTAGACAATCAGTATGCGGATGCGCTGCTAAGTTGTCGCCCGGTTTGGTATCGCTCTACTGCACCGGGAGATGCTTTGCATCCAGACTGGGGTTATTGGGGTTTTATTGCCGAAGAAGTTGCCGAGATTGATCCTCGCCTTGTTTTCTGGAAAACCCACGAGACGGAGAAGGATGAGGACGGCAATACCGTTCAGGTGGAACTGGAGGAGCCGATTGCTGAAGGCGTACAGTATGACCGCTTCGTGCCTCACCTGTTGAACCTGATCAAGCGGCAGGGCGAAGCTATTGCCGAACTCCAAGCTGAAGTAGCAGCTCTCAAGGGCGCGTAGTCCTACTCACTAAACGTCTTATCGATCAGAGAACCCGCGATAATTGGCAGAAGGTCAAAGCCGCTTTAGAGAAAGCAGGTAAGACCGACTGTCACTTTTATTTGCGGGCTGTAGAGATCTGTAAAGGCGGATCAGATCCTGGCCCTAAAATCTAAGCAACTTCAAATTCAAATCAAATTAGAAGTTCAGGCCTCACTGATCTCTACCTTCCGGCAAAATTGTCCCATAATCCTTGAACTTTTGATCTGAATTACGAATTGCCAAACCTTTAACAAAGGGCTTACCACCTTTTGTAAAGGTACGGATGTCTGTGAGATCCAGTTGGTTCTTACAGCAATCCAGCAGAAGAGCAATAAAACGCTTCTGACCCACTGGCTTTGAACCTGTATCTTCGCAATAGGAGCAATAGCTGGGATAAAGGTGGTAGCTACTATTACAATATCTTTCATTACTATCCTTAGCAGCTGGTATTTTCTTGCCAACACCAACAACATTATCGGCAGCAACAACAACTTCCGATTGAAGCCACTCAACCAAATTATTGCTATTCAAAAGAATATTGTTACGAACTTTACGGAGTGCTGGCACCATTTCATGGGTATCTAACAGGTACTCACGCATCTCTGCTTCTGTCATGGCAAGCACCCAGTTGACCAAGCCAGGTAAATAATCCTTCCATAAGCCGCTTACGCTGCCACGTTCAATCTTGATCATGTCTTTAGCTTCTGAGCTGCGGTCATATAGCTTCCGATTGAACTCAACCGTGAGACGACGACGGCTCAAACCACTGGTGTTATCCGTGGTTTGAATTGGTTCATTAGCAACCACCATGACCATACCGCTATATACGAAGGGCTCACCAATGCTCTTCATTTTTTCCTCATAGCGGAGGTTATCTCCACCTGTCAGTGCTTTGAACACCTGAGCAGAACCGCCATAACGCTCAGAATCGTTAATTAAAGTTAAACGCTTACCTTTAATAGAAGCCAGCTCAAACCTGGATTGCTCCAGCTGGTTCAAAGTTGTACTTGCATAATTACCATCGCCAACGAGAGCACAGCAGAGGTTGGCAAAGGTGGATTTACCGCGTCCACCAGGTCCAATAATTTCAAGGAATCGTTGGATCTCATTTCCACGCCCGACCAAACAGGCCCGCAGCCATGCCCGGAGCACATTAACTCTGGCTTCATCTCCATACTGGGTACGGAACAACCACTCAGTAATGGGACCAGGATCAGCGGAGGGATCGTACTCAAAGTCAAGACCCCACGTAAGAAATTTTTCCGGGTCATGCTCTACAAATTCTCCGGTGGAGTTATCAAGCGTACCGTTTCTGAACGCGAGTAGATCGTTGTCGTAATTCCACTCAGCTTGTTCGAGCTTAGCTTCAAGTAGAGAACAGACATCAGACACAAGGTTACGGCTATAACCATTGACGTAATCAGCCTTATCCAGTTCAAACTGGACCGCATATTGAAACTGTTTACGATACTCCTCACGATTCCATATGCCTGTACTGGGTTCATACTTCATAAATATTTCATAGGTCGGATCATATCGCCAGTTCTGTTTATTGACAACTAAGAACACACGGTCTGCAATCTCAGAAGCAGGAATACTGCGGTTACTTCCATTCTTCTTATCCTTACCACTGCTTTTACCACGCAACAAAGCTTGCAGTGGATGTTCAAAGTCTTCTTCATCCTCCTCATCAAAGTCATCCTCATCAGCTTCAAACAGCTCATGACGTGGATCAATCTGATGGAGACCACCAACTTCAAACTCAGCTAGCAGCTGCTTGTTGACAGTCTCAATTGTTGGAACCGTAAAA